AGCATCAAACAAACCTACCTTTTGTTTTAAGTTTGCAGTCAAAGTATTCATTACAAATGTATTAAAAATAAGCAATGACTTACCAGGTTGATAAGACATGACTCTATTAGACTGTCTTACTGTTTTAGAACTTGCTGCTTCTGTTACATTTAAATTAACTGTAGATTTATTAGCTGTATAAGTAACACTTCCACCATTTGCAGTAGTTGCATTAAATAAAGTGTTCTGTGACATTATATTCTTACTGTCAAAGATAGTTAAAGGATTAGAAACTCTTAATCTTCCGAATGCATCAACATTATTACCACCGATTGTAATTAACTGACCATTACCAATATTTACATTATCACAAGACATTAACACTTACCTCCATTAGACATGTACCAAGTAAATCTTTCTGTGTCTTCTTTTAAATCTTTTAAAAAAGTAGAATTTAATTGTTCTACAATAATACGAAGAGCTCTATTAATCTGTCTTTGATTATCTACTTCATATTGATTTTTTGGTTCCGGTACTCTTACATTAATTTTAGCCATTATCTTCTTCCATCTGGTTGTACATCAATTTGGAATGTTCCAAATCTCCAGTTTTCTCCTGAATTAATATTTTCTATTTTAATACTTCCATATCTTCCTCTTGCTCTAGTGCTTACAAATTCTGTAGAAGAATCTATGATAAAAGGACTATAAGTAGAATTAGTTGTAGTTTGAGAGGGCCAATTAGTTATCCCCAAAGTAATTTGATTAGTTCCTGTTAATACTTTAAAGTCAGGTAAGAATCTTCGCATAGATAAAAAAATTTCACCTTGATCTTTTTGTAAGGGAAAATCAAAAGACTGAACAAAAGAAGTTAAAGTTGTTGTAGAACCATCTGGATTAATTTGATCTGTTCCGGTTTCTTGCTCAAATAAAACAGTTTGTCCTAAACCTGTTTCACCTATAACAGTTGGAAAAGTTCCAGTACTAGCACTATTAAATTTAGTTGCATAAGGACTAGGATAAATTAATGAATCAATCCAACTAGTTCTCATAGAAGTAGAACTATTATTTATATACCAATTACCAAGTGCAAGTTGTCCAATTTCATTAGTGTAGTTATAAACTACAGATTTATTAACATATGTAGAATTTTGTGTTGGATACCACCAAGTAACTTCTGTATATAAATTATTTAAACCAGCACTAATTTCTTGTCCTTTTGTTGTGTCTATATCACTAAACACATAATCCTCAACAGAACATGGTAACGTTTTAACGGTTCCATCAAATGCAAAGAATCCATTATTACTCATCCAATAAGCTATACCATCAATTTCTACTGCAGCATTTTTACCAATTAAACCGCAATTCGTTCCTACTTGTTCAAATCCAAATGTAAAAGGAGCTCCTACAAATTTCATTGTATATAAAGCATTGTCCGTCCAAACTAAAATAGTTTCTTTCGCGTTTACCGCTCCGACAATCTTTGTACCATCTTGTAATCTAAATGAACCTGCCGTATTAATTGCTGTTATATCATACTCATTAATACCTTCTATTGTTGAAAAACGAATAAGCATATTATCTTGAGTATCTTCATCATTAAGAGTGGTACAAGTTCCAAAGTGAATTAAATGTCTTGTTGTAGGTGATATTAAAGTTAATCTAGATGCAACTGGGTTATCGGTTGTTTGAAATCCAAAAGTTGTTTGTGAAGCTCTAGTAGATAACCTTGCAGCGATACTAGAATTCCAAGTAAAGGTTTTACCATTTGCAATGGTTGCAACTAATACATCTCCATAGTTATCTAAAGACCAAAGTCCTGGTTCTAAAGTTGTAGTAGATGCTAATACAGCTGATCCCCATCCTGTAAAATCAGTTGCATTGGTAACGGTTGCACCATTTAAATGAGTTACATCTGCTGTTCCAAGTTGACCTCGGGTAATTCCTGAAATGGTATCTGATCCTGTAGTATTAGTTGCATAAGTCATTAATTCATTTCCAATAAGTAATGTTCCAGATGCTGGAAATGCAGCTGAATCTGTAAGTATAACTGAAGTTGCTGCAGCATTAAATGGTCCACCATTATTAATAGTTGTAACTGATGCTCCGGCAACTGTTCCACCATATTGGCCTACACCAAATCCATATCCATAAGTTTGTATTGCAGGACCTACTGATGCATAAGGTTGAACTGTCATGCTTCCACCAGTTGCTACAACTGCTGTTGCTTGATTTAATGAATTAATAGTAAATGTTGTTGGAGTGGGTACTGTTAATACTTGAAATAATTTATCCTCAAAATCAGCGTTAGATAATCCTGTTCCTCCTGGTAGAGTTACAGCATCTAATACAATCATATCACCTGCAATTAAACCGTGATTAGTAGATGTGGTAATTGTACATTGTTTAGTAGTAGTGCTATTAGTTGCTAAAGTAGAAGATGTAAAGGTAACAATAGTACCAGTATTATCCGTTCTAAAAGGTGTTATATCAAAAAGCTGTCCCTCAAAGTATATAAGTAAAAATTTATCAGTGCCTAATGCAACATATCTGTTTCCAGAAGTGTCCACAAAGTCCAACATCTTTCTACAAACACCCACAATTGTTTCATTTAATAATGATGCCCAACCTCCTACTTTTTCAGGAAGTCCATATCTAAATCTTACATTATCTGAATCAATCCATCTGCCAAATGCACCTACGGCAGTATTTTGTTTATCAATTCCTGGAGCGAATTTAATTTCTGAAAGAGCCATGGATTAGCTCCTATGCTGTATTAGTTTTATAAGTCCAACCTTGAGTAGCATTTACATAGACTAATGTAATGGATTGTCTGTTTGTATTTAAAGTTAAAGCAGAAGCTGCACCTAAAATATTACTAGAATTATTACCTACTACACAATTGTTTGACGCAAAGAAATTAAAACCATCAATAATACTTACTTCATCTCCTACACTAGGACTAGCAGGTAAAGTTACTGTAACTGGGTTAGTTCTTGTATCTACAATTAATTGATCTCCTGCTACAGCTAAATAAGGTGAATTAGTATCACTAATAGAGTTATATCCTTTTTGCATTATACCAATAGAAGTTAAAACACTAGCACCATCTGATACTAATAATAAAGTAGATTTAACTGGAACCTTAACTGGGGTAGCTTGACCTGTAGTTAATACACCAATTGTAAAATTAGAAGTTGTTCTTGTTGTTGCATCTTGAATAATAAATACTCTATTTGCATTACCACCAGTTGTTGTTGCTGGCATTGTAACTGTACAGTTTGCTGTTAAAGTTCCTGTAAGTTTAATATAGAATTTTTTACCATTAGCAGTATCTGAACCATCCGCTAAACTTAAATTAGTATTGCCTGAAGTAAGTGCTAAAGTTGTATAACCTGATGAAGCTGCTTGTAAAATTTGTAAATTGGTATTGGTAATGGTTCCCCATAAACCTGATTTTTCACCGGTTGCTATTAATTCTAATGATAAGTCTGTTGAGTATGTTGATGCCATAATTTAATAAGGTACTATTGGTGTCCATACCATGTTTGCTCCTGGTATAATTTCATTCCACACAATAACGTTTGTTGTTCCTCCGTTGTTACTGTCTAATGTTAATGGACTTCCATTAACTGATACATTTGATGTTCCGGATATTGTAACTGTTCCGCTGGTAATAGTCAATTGATTTCCAGTAACTGTAACACCAGCAGTTGCTGAAACAGTAACAGAACCAGTAGCCATTATTAACGGCGATCCGGTTACATCGGTTTGACCTGTACCTGAAATAGTAATAGTTCCGATACCTAAGAATAGCGGATCTGCTCCTGATGTTTGTGTAATAGCAGTAGCTGATATACCAACAGGTCCTATTGTTAGTATTAAGTTATTACCGGATACGGCAATACTTACACTGTTATCGTCTCCAACAGTGGAAAATGGGAATCTAGCGAATGTATCAAATCCTAAAAGCATATAATATAACGGAGAGGGATGGTATGTGGAGGTCCCTCTCCGTTATAATTATATCAGCCTTTAAACCAAGAGGGAAGTCCTAAATGTTTTCTTTTATCAAAGATATTGTCTTTTGCGCCTTTAGTAGCTGCATTATTATAATGCAAGAATACTTGACCACAATCTTGACCTTTAAACTCTTCTCTCCAATGTTCTAGTAAATTTCCTCTATAAACTAACATATCACCAGGTTTTAAATCTACTTTAATACCTTTGGTATTGTCAGTTACATATCCTTTTCCTTCAACTACTCCTCCTTTGTTAGGATCCTTTTCTATAAAAATAGGCCATTTGTCTCCACCTAGGTTAAGAGTAGTAGAAATTTCACACGAGAATCTATCTTTGTGGCGATGTAATACATCTCCCTTTTTATAAATTCTTGCATAAGAATATGTTGGAATTAATTTTAATCCTGTTTGTTTTTCCATAATAGGTTGAACAGCTAAGAGTAATGTTTCCATCGCTATATCTGAATAATGAGAATAAGTATTTGGAACTTGATCATCATTCCATACACCAAATTCAGTTGTGAATGGAGAAATGTATCTTGCATCAAACATTGTTCTTGCAACTTGTCTTTTCATTAAAAAATAATTGTAGACAAAATTTGCAATACTTGGATCAATTGCTTTTTCAATTACTGTAAATCTATCTTTTTTAAAATTATATTTAGTCATTATATATTTACCTTTGCCATTTCTTTTGGAACTGCTTGTATATTAAAATGAATAAATCTAAATGGTTCTTTACCATGATCTACTGCATATTCATGTTCCATATATCCTGGGAAGAATATAAGCGTTCCGGGTTTAACTTTAAAGTGTACAAGTTCTGTACCATGAGTAATTGCATCTGGTTTCTTAAGCTTTAATTTAGTACATCGCGCGCCCGTGCGCGGCTCGTGGAAAATTGGATATGAAGTTAATTCACTTGCTT